TGCAATACCGTGTCGGACTTGTCCACTACGTCGTACCGGCTGTCCTCAATTTCCTTGAGTGATGCCTGCAAGAACTCGACGATGTTGGCCGTTTTCTTGGCCGATTGCAACGGCACAGGGCCGATCAACCCGTGTCGGCCTTGGTAGGCTTCAGCCAGCCCATCGGCCAAATCAACAATGTTCTCGTAGAACTTCTGCAAGGCTTTGTGCTTGGCGTAGCTGCGGGTGTTGAGATGCACCGAGTGCGTAACGTCCCGCGCAAGAAACAGACAGCCTATGAAGTCGGCCATCTTCATTGCATGGCCCCCATGTCGGGCGCGGCTTCCATTGGCATACCCTCGTTCTGCCGGTCAGGCATCACGCCTACGATGTCGCCCGTGCTGATAGCCGCGTGCAGCGTGCCCATCACGATGTCGTGGATCTGCTCGTCGGTCATGCCCGCCTGCGTGGCGCTGATGCGCTTGGTTTCCGCGTCGTAAGCCTTGATTTTGAGTTCTTGGACTTCAATGGACTTGGATGCGTTTTGCAGCATCTGGTGCATATGATCCATTTCTTGGCCCATCTGCTCAATTTGCTTTTCAGCCGCTTGCANCGCCGGGGACTTGTCATCGTCGGNGGTGAGCTTGGGGTCNATGGTCTTGGCAAACCGCTTGGACATCTCCTGCGCGCCAGGCCAGTCCATGTTCTTAATAAACAGGTCNCCGGCCACCGCCCACAGTTGAGGGTTGCCCTGCAACAAGTGGCTCATGGCTTCCAACGACTCCTGCCGCTTGGTCATGTAGCTGGGGCCGGTAGTGACACAGACGTCGTACTTACCCACGNTGGGGTTGTAGATTTTCTGGATCACGTTGCCTTGGNTGTCTACGATTTTTTTGACCGGCTCCGGCTGCGACGGGTCNATCTGCGCCATGTCCGTTGCGCCGTCCTCACCGATGATGCGGGCGATGCGCTGCGTGTCGTAAATCTTAGGGATCAAGTCCACGATCTGGCGCGTGACGTAGCGCACCGCGCGGGCCAAGTTGTCCACATAGTGGTANGTGCCCGTGTCGGTCTGGCGNTCGCGGGCCAANATGGCCTTGCCAGAGCGTTCGTTGGACGTTTGTCCGAGGCTTGAGTCGTACTGGCCGGTGGTGGACTTGATGTCATCAGACGCGCCCATCTTGGCTTGCAGAAGCCCGCTGGAAGCCATTGGCGGCTGCGCGCGGGTGGGCAGCGGCAACATACCCCCCGCGCCGTCAGTGGCGTCGGGATTAACCTCAAGGTAAGGCCAGTTAGTCGTGTTGGCCGTTTTCCATTGGTTTTCGTAGCCCTCAAACTGACCGCCGTAGCCAATGAAGGGTGCCTTGGGTGCCAGCGCCAGCATTTCGGCCTCTTGGCTGACCCAGTAGTTGTACATCCGCTGCGCGTCTTTAGCGTTGCGTACCAGTCCTGAGATGTGGATACGCCCATCAACCTCAAACTCGTTGCCGATCACGCGCACTACAGGGATGTACTTGCCGGCCCAGTCGCGCTCCTCCAGCACCTCAAAGCCGTTGATCTTGCACCACTTGACCTGCTTGCGGTCTACCGCGCGGGCCTTGACCGGTTCAATACCTGCCGCCTGAAACTGTTTGGCCTCGTCCGAGTCGGCAAACAGCGTCTGCCCACCTGGGTACAGGTTCAGCGTGGCGCTGGTGTGTTCGATGTAAAAGTATTCGGCAATCCGCACCGTATCTTCGGTGATCCAAGCACTCAAGCTGTCATCGCCCACGCCTTGGGCTTGCAGCGAGGATATTGGCTTGGCCTTGGGGAACTGCCGCTCAAACTCGTCCTTCATCATGTCTTGCGTGATGAAGCACCACTGCGCGTCCGAGCCGCAAGGGTCTTGGATCAGTGGATCCATGTAGACGCTGAACGAGTTGCGTACCCGCCCGATACGGATGTCTTGGTCAAAGCTATCTTCGTCGCAGTAGTCCGTCAGGACGCGAATGTAACCTTCACCGTAGGTGACCTGATTGTCGCACGCGGTGTCGTAGGCCACATCCGCATCCGAGATGTACTCTATATGGCGCACCATACCGTCAAAGATTTCCGCAACCTCGATGTCGGCCTTGTCATCAGCGGGGATGACCTTACCGGCAGGGCGGTTCTGGCGCTGGTCGTTGGTGACCTGCTTGATGTGCTGGGGCAGCTTGTTGACCGTCAAGCACGGGCGTGCGTTGATCGTCTGTCCCTGCACTGAGCCGCGTGTGGCTAACACATCGGCGGGCCACTGCCACTGGTTATCTGACGAACCTGCGGCAAAGCGCAGATCGTCCAGTTCATCCTCGCGGGAGTCGCTGTACGCCGACAGCGCCATCTGGAGTCGATGGCGCGCGGTAGTCAAGAGGTCATCGTCGCTCATTACTCGCAGTGCAAGATCGCAAAGTTGACGATGATGGCTTCCGACAGCGAACCACCGCTAATGTTACGCAGCGTAATGCTGACCGTACCTGTGCCCAGCGCGTTAGCAAACACGTTGTAGCTGCCTGGCGTTGCTTGACCACCCGAAATGGTCAGAATGACCGTATCGTTGGCGCTGATGTAGCTATTGTTCAGCGTGAACGTCGCGTTGGTGCCCGTATTCAGCGCCGCGTTGTTCATGGTGATGCGACCGGCGCTCTTGTTGAGCGTCACAGCGGTCGATTTGCTGGTCAACTGCGTGACAGTGCCTTGGCCTGCGACGCTGTAGCCCAGCACGCCCTTGACGTAGANTTGATCGCAGTCGTACAGATCCTGATCCGAGTACGCGATGCCGATTGATTTGGTATTGCCCATGTTTAAGACCCCATCCAAGAGTTAGTGACCGAGCCGCCTTGCGACATTGTGCGCCGAGCGGGTTTATCCGTATACTCCCTGTGCGCGACAGGGAACGCAAATGTAACTGCCAGCGCATCGGCAGCGTCTGGCGAGGCCAGACCCCTTGCCCGCATCTCTTTCTTCCCTTCAAGGAAGATCGTTCCGGCTGAGTTGGGCTTTGTCATCGGGCCGGTCAAGTCAGCCTTTAGCTGCCTATCTGCGGGGACACTAGCAGAGCGCAGCCACTCTTTCATAGCCCCCCACAGTTCTGCCCGCTTGTTGCCCCACATAATGGCGTTTTTGGCCTTCCAGCCAAAATTAACCCCGCGCACCTTGTACCGTTGCTCGTTGAGCCGGTCGAGGATGCCGTAACCCAAGCCGCCCTCGTCGATGACTGTCAGCGCCGGCTTGAACTCCTCGATGGCGTCGATCACACGCCCCACGATGGTCATGGTGTCCTCGCCTTGGTACCGCTTGATCGCCACGACGTCGCGCCCTTGGCGCACCAGGATGACCGTGGAGTCCGCGCCGCCGCGTGCGGGGTCGATTCCCATCACTATCGGGGCGGTTAAGTCCTTGTAGCGGGGCCGATCCGCAGCGTCGTTGACCATTTGGGGATTAATAAACTGCCCGTCGCCTGTGTTGGGGAACTCCCCGTACACCTCTACCCGCGCTTGGGACGAATCCTCACCGTATTCGGCAATAATCTGCTCATAGACCGCCTTGTCGGTGTCCTCCACCGTGCGCGCGTCGATGTTTTGCATCTGCCAGAACGCCCGTTTGGCGTTAAAGCACTCGTAAAAGTACCCTTGGTTGCGTCGGGGGTTGGAAAACGCGCACCAGAAGCGATTTGGCGTGTTTTCCGTGAAAAATCCTTGTGCTACGTCCCAAATAGCATCGGGGATTCCGCTTGCCTCGTCCAGGATCAGCATAACGCCGTCCGAGTTATGCAAACCGGCGTATGAATCAGGGTTTTCTTCTGACCAAAGCCGCCCTTCCGCACCCCAATACCGTGTTCCCTTGCGAAGTTCATCCTCAACTTTGGTCGCCAGCCATTTAGCAGGCGTAATTCGTGTTGCGCTTATTTCCCACCAGTGGCTGTTTAACAGCATGGCAAGCCACTTGGTAATTTCTGCCCAAGTAACCGACCGCAACTGCGCCTCTGAGTTGGCGCTAACCACTACAGACGCGCCTATACGGGTCGAAAGCATCCACAACACCAACCAACTAACCAAAGCTGACTTGCCGATACCGCGACCGGAGGCAATTGCCGACCGGAAAACTTTGTAGTCTACGCGGCCTTGGTTCTCTTTGATGTGCGCCGCAAGGCTCCGCAATACATTTCTTTGCCACTTACGCGGGCCTTTGAAATGCTCTAACGGCGTGCCGCGCTCGCCCCACGGAAAACAAAACAAGACAAACGCCTCTGGATCATCCTTTACTTGGGGACTCCAGATTCGGCTCATCAGCAACATTTCGTCGCTGGCGCTGTACCTAATTTCTTGCATTACACCGGCCTATGCGCGTGCATCAATTCTTCCGCACGTTGCCGCGCAGCTATAGCATCTTCTTTGGTCAAAAACCAGCCAACGTGGTGTCGCACCGTTTGGTACGAAATCCTCGCGTGCCATTTTTGATGTATATGGCTCCAAGTGACGCCGCGCACACCAGAAGTACTGTTGCGGGCCGCAGGGCAGTTTTGGCGGTTCAAATACTTGTCTGAAAGACGCAAGTTGGAGATTCGATTGTCCGTTTTGTCGCGGTTGATGTGGTCAATCAAGTCTGACGGCCATTCGCCGTAGGTATACAGCCACGCCAGTCGGTGCGCCAAATACAGTTTGCCATCGACGTTTAACTGCCGGTAGCCGTGACCTTTGTGCGTATGCCCCGCGACGTTGCCTACACGGATGCGCGAGCGTGGGGTGGCGTAAGTAAAAACGCCAGTATCCGCGTCATAGCACAGTAGATGTTTGAGCCGGTCTTGCGTTAAAGTGCGCGTAGCCATTGTCAGCCTCTCTTTCAGGTTGATTGGTTAGAAGCCCTGGAGCGTTCCCGCGCTCTTGGGTTTCGTCAATAATAGCACCCTGGATAACGCGTGTCTGCGCCTGCTCCAGCGCAGCCAAGACGCTGATCTGCTGACGTACATCGACCTGCACCTGCTGCTTGGCAACCCAATCGTGTCTGTTCTGAAGTATGGCAAGCGCCGCCTTAGCGTCGCCTGACCGCGCCGCGTCCCGCAGGTGCGTCGCCATCTCCGCCTCAGCGTCCGCTTTGCCTTTCTGCGCGGCGAGCGCGGCGAGCGGGTCAAGGTCACACAAGCGCCGGTACTCAACGGGCAACATCCCCGACGCCAGGGCCAGCGAGTCGCCGGTAAGCCCTAAGCCGGCAGC